TGGCTTGTATATTTTATGGTATGCCAATACTTGCTGAAAATAATAAACCTAGATTATTATATCATTTTAAAAGGCGAGGTTATAGAGGTTATGCTATGAATAGACCAGATAAAATATATAATAAACTATCTGTTACAGAAAGAGAGATTGGTGGAATACCTAACTCTAGTGAAGATATTAAACAAGCACATGCTGCTGCAATAGAAAGTTATATAGAATCTTATGTAGGATTAAGAAATGATAATACATATGGAGATGTTTACTTTCAAAGAACTTTAGAAGACTGGGCTAAATTTGATATAAATAATAGAACTACTCACGATGCTTCTATTAGTTCAGGATTAGCAATAATGGCTTGTAATAAAAATAAATATAGACCTGTTCCTAAAATGATTAGACAAAGTTATGATTTAGGAATAAAAAAATATGATAATAGTGGGTTGTTATCTAAAATTATAGATTAAATGAAGAGTATATACACTAATGGTAATAGTATTTTCCCTAGCCAAGTGGTTAGTGACGCTGAAAAAGCTAGCTGGGAATATGGCGAGCAAGTTGCTCAAGCTATAGAACAAGAGTGGTTTAGTCAAGGTAGAACAAATGGTAATAGATATTTGACTACTTGGAATAACTATAATAGATTAAGATTATATGCAAGAGGTGAACAACCTACTCAAAAATATAAAGATGAATTATCAATTAATGGTGATTTATCTTATTTAAATTTAGACTGGAAACCAGTTCCTATTATTTCTAAATTTGTTGATATATTAACAAACGGTATATCTAATAAAGATTATACTATAAATGCTTTTGCTCAAGACCCTGAATCTTTGAAGAAAAGAACTAATTATGCTGAAATGCTAGCTCAAGATATTTTTGCTAGAGAAACCATGCAAATGATAGTTGATAAATTAGATTCATCTCTATTTAATACAGAAATACCAGAAAATAAATTACCTAACAGCATAGAAGAGCTAGAACTTCATATGCAGTTAGACTATAAGCAAGCAGTAGAAATAGCAGAAGAAGAAGTTATAAATCAAGTATTAGATTATAATAAATGGGATTTAACTAGACGTAGAATAAATTATGATTTAGTTACATGTGGTATTGGTGCTTGTAAAACTGATTTTAATGAAGCAAACGGTATAACTTACACAGAAGATCCTAATTTTGAAGATATATATTATGTAGGTGAATTAAAAGCTGTGACATTACCAGAAATAGCTAAACAATTTCCAAGCTTACCAGATAGTGAATTAGAAAAAATACAAGAATATCAAGGTGATAAAACTTATATGTATGGTTACGGTTATGGTCCATGGGATCAAAACACTATACCTTTGTTATATTTTGAATATAAAACTTATAGTGATCAAGTATTTAAAGTAAAAGAAACTGAATTTGGTTTACAAAAAGTTATTCAAAAAGACGACACGTTTAATCCACCTAGTAATGAAAACTTTGAAAGAGTTGGTAGAACTATTGAAACATTGTATAGAGGAGTAAAGGTTTTAGGAACTAATATATTATTAAGATGGGAGTTATGTCCTAATATGACTAGACCAGCAGCAGACACTACAAAAGTAGAAATGAATTATGCAATATGTGCACCTCGTATGTATAAAGGTCGTATTGATTCTACAGTAGGTAGAATAACCGGGTTTGCTGACATGATTCAAATAACTCATTTAAAACTACAACAAGTTATAGCTAGAATGGTGCCAGATGGTGTATTCTTAGATATGGACGGTCTCGCAGAAGTTGATCTTGGTAATGGAACAAACTATAATCCAGCTGAAGCATTAAACATGTATTTTCAAACAGGTTCGGTAGTAGGTAGATCATTAACGCAAGATGGTGAATTAAATAGAGGTAAAGTTCCAGTTCAAGAATTACAAACTGGTAATGGTCAAGCTAAAATACAAAGTTTAATTAGCACATATAATTATTATTTACAAATGATAAGAGATGTGACAGGATTAAATGAAGCTAGAGATGGAGCTTTAGCTGATAAAGATACTTTAGTAGGATTACAAAAAATAGCGGCTCAAGCTTCTAATATAGCTACTAAACATATTAATAATGCTAGTTTATACATAACATTAAGAATGTGTGAAAATATTTCTAAGAAGATAGGTGATATGATTGATTTTCCTTTAACTAAAAATGCTTTAATGCAAAGTATTACTATGTTTAACACGCAGACATTAGAGGAAATAGATACATTAAATCTTCATGACTTTGGTATATTTTTAGATCTTGAACCAGACGAAGAAGATAAAGCACAGTTAGAACAAAACATACAAGTTGCATTAGCAAGTGGTGGTATAGATTTAGAAGATGCTATAGATATACGTCAAATACGTAATTTAAAATTAGCTAATCAAATGCTAAAACAAAAACGTAAACGTAAATTAGCTAGAGAAAGACAAATGCAGATGGAAATGAACCAACAACAAGCAAATGCTAACGCGCAAGCTTCTCAAGCAGCTGCTGAAGCTGAAGTACAAAAACAACAAGCTTTAACATCGGAAAAAGTAAACTTTGAAGAAGCAAAATCACAGTTTGAAATACAGCGTATGCAAACTGAAGCTGAAATTAAACGTCAATTAATGGCTGAAGAATTTAATTACCAGCTGCAACTAGAACAAATGAAAACTCAACGCGAAAGAGATAGAGAAATAATGATAGAAGAGCGTAAAGATAAACGAACAAGAATAGCTGGAACACAACAAAGCGAAATGATTAGTCAAAGAAAAAATAATTCTATGCCTATAGATTTTGAAACTGAAAATGCTCTTAAAAATATGGAGCAATTAGATTTCCAGTAGTATTAATTATTTAATTATATTTTATTATGGCAGAACAAAAAGCGGCCGTAGAGGTCAAACAAGAAGGTGAATTTACTTTAAAAGGTAAAAATTTACCTAAACGTAAGGCAAAAGATTTAGGTAAAACTAAAGATGAGCCGGTAAAAATGGAGATGAAAAAACCAGTAGAAGAAAAGGTTGAAACTCCTAAAATTGATTTAACTAAAAAAGAAGACAATGCCGTTCAAGAGCGAAAAACAGAGGAGATACCTGTGGGCGACAAACCCGAAGCTAGCAGAGAAATGGACAAAGAAGTACGGATCAGCGATACAAATGATAAAGAAGATTCTCCACTCCAAGTAATTGAAGAAATAACGGATGAAGTTAAACCAAAAGAAGAAGTAAAAGAAAAACCTCAACTAATTAAAACACCTCAATTACCAGAAAATGTAGAAAAATTAGTTACATTTATGAATGAAACAGGTGGTACTGTTGAGGATTATGTAGAGTTAAACAAAGATTATTCAAAACTAAGTAATGATCAACTACTACATGAATATTTAAGAAAAACAAAACCTCATTTAGATTCTGAAGATATTAATTTAATCATGGAAGATTATCAATATGATGAAGAATTAGATGACCCAAAAGATATACGTAAGAAAAAATTAGCTTACAAAGAAGCTGTTGCTTCAGCTAAACAAGATTTAGAAAATAAAAAATCTAAATACTACGCTGAAATAAAGAACAGACCTGGAGTTACTCAAGAACAACAGAAAGCTATGGATTTTTTCAATCGTTACAATAAACAGCAAGAAGAAATAAAGCTGTCTCAGGCAGATTTTAGAGAACGTACTAACCAAATATTAAATAGCGAATTTGAAGGTTTCGAATATAACGTTGGAGATAAAAGGTTTAGATACAAAATAAAAGATCCTGTGACAATAGCGGAAAAACAGTCTGATATTAATAACTTTGTTGGAAGATTTTTAGACAAGGAAGGTAAAATAAAAGATACTGCCGGCTATCATAAAGCTTTATATGCTGCGATGAATGCTGATAAACTAGCGTCTCATTTTTATGAGCAAGGTAAAGCTGATGGTGTGAAAACACTTGTTCAGCAATCTAAAAACCCAAGTGCAGATGCGCCAAGGCAAGTTGCCAGCGGGGATGTTTATGTAGGCGGGTTTAAAGTAAAGGCCATTAGTGGAGCAGACTCATCAAAACTAAAAATCAAAAAGAGAACATTTAATAATTAAAATTTAAAATTATGGCTTTAAATCCCCAGTTTGGCTCGATTATACCTAGTCAAACTCAAGAAGTCTTACAAACTAACTATTTACAGTGGACTGATCCTGCTGCAGCTGATTTTACATCATTTGCTCAACAGTATTTACCAGAGATCTACGAAGCTGAAGTTGAAAGATATGGTAACAGAACTTTATCTGGATTCTTAAGAATGGTTGGGGCGGAGCTTCCAATGACAAGTGACCAAGTAATCTGGTCTGAACAAAATAGATTACATATTGCATATGACAACTGTACGTTTGTTAGCGCTACAGGTGTTATTACACTTAACCCAGGTGGTGTTGCAGGAATATTTAATGTTATTTCTGTTAACGCTACTGTAGTAATTATGGACGACTTCGGAAACGAAGCTAAAGCTCTTGTTACTGCTAGTACTCCTGGTGCTGCTGGTACAATTACTGTAGAACCTTACACAGCTGCTAACTTAGCAGGTGCTGGACTAGTTGGTGTTGTAAAAGTATTCGTATACGGTTCTGAGTATAGAAAAGGATCTACTACTCCTAACTACGATGCTGTAACTGCTCCAAATGGTTATATCAGTGTTGACCCACAGTTTACTCAATTCTCTAACCTACCTGTAATCATCAGAAACAAATACGTAGTAAATGGTTCTGATACTGCACAGATCGGTTGGGTTGAAGTTTCAACTGAAGACGGAACTGGAGGATACTTATGGTATCTAAAAGCTGAGTCTGAAACTAGATTAAGATTTGAGGATTACTTAGAAATGATGTGTGTAGAAGGTGAATTAGTTGATGCAGCTGTTTCTCCTATTGCAAACTTAAAAGGAACACAAGGTTTATTTGCAGCTATCGAAGATAGAGGTAATGTACAAGTTGGTTTCTCTGCAGCTACAGGTATCAGTGATTTTGATGACATCCTTAGAAACTTAGACACTCAGGGTGCAATTGAAGAGAACATGTTATTCTTAGACAGACAAACTGCTCTTGATTTTGATGATATGCTTGCTGCTATTTCATCTGGATCTTCAGGTGGTACTGCTTATGGATTATTTGAAAACTCTGAAGAAATGGCTTTAAACTTAGGTTTCAGCGGTTTCAGAAGAGGTTCATATGACTTCTATAAAACAGATTGGAAATACTTAAACGATGCTTCTACAAGAGGTGCGATGGTAGGACCAAACTCAATTGAAGGAGTTTTAATTCCAGCTGGTACTACAACTGTTTATGACCAAATTTTAGGAACTAACATCAGAAGACCTTTCTTACACGTAAGATATAGAGCTTCACAAACTGATGATAGAAGAATGAAGTCTTGGTTAACAGGTTCTGTTGGTGGTGCGTTTACTAGTGATCTTGATGCAATGGAAGTAAACTTCCTTTCAGAAAGATGTTTAGTAACTCAAGCTGCTAACAACTTTGTATTATTCAAAGGAGTGTAACTATTTATAAAGGTTAGGGCGCTTCGGCGCCCATATACCTTTTAACTATTTAATTATATTATATTATGGCAAAAAAGAAAACACAAGAAGATGTAGTAGTGGAAGAAGTCGCTGTTGCGCCTAAACCTAAATACATCAAACCAGTTAAAAAAGATAGCTGGGAAGTAAAAGATAGAACTTATGTACTAACTGGAGGTAAAGAACCTTTAACATTTACTATACCTGCAAAGCATACTAGAAGACATCCGTTATTATGGTATGATACAGAAAAAGGTGAACAAAGAGAACTTAGATATGCTACTAACATGTCAAGTCCATTTGTAGATGAGCAAAAAGGTGAAGTAACTCTAGGGCATATAACTTTTAGAGATGGTACATTAACAGTACCAAAAGAAAGAATTGCTTTGCAAAAATTATTATCTTTATATCATCCGATGAAAGATTCTAGATATAAAGAGCATATTCCACAGAAAATAGCAGATGATGAAATTGAAAACATAGAGTGGGAAATTGAAGCATTAAATATCGCTAGATCTATGGATATAGATATGGCTGAAGCAATTGTTAGGGTAGAATACGGTTCTAAAGTAAATAAAATGTCTTCTAAAGAATTAAAGAGAGACTTATTAATTTTAGCTAAAACTAATCCTAGATTATTTATATCATTAGCAGCTGATGAAAATGTACAGTTAAGAAACTTTGCAATTAACGCAGTTGAACAAGATATTATTAGAATATCACCTGATCAAAGAACTGTTCATTGGTCAAGTAATGATAGAAAGTTAATGAATGTACCTTTTGAAGAAAATCCATATTCAGCTATTGCTGCATGGTTTAAAACTGATGAAGGTGTAGAAGTATTTAAGTCGATAGAAAAAAGACTACAATAATAGTAATAAGGCGGGTTCGCCCGCCTTTTATTAAAATAAAAATATAATGGTAAACGTTAACGCAGTATATCAAACAGTACTACTAATCCTTAATCAACAACAAAGAGGTTATATAACTCCTGATGAATTCAATAAAATTGGAACACAGGCTCAGTTGACTATGTTTGAAGCTTATGCAAGTGATTTAAATCAACAATATCGTTTACCACAAAATGATACAGAATACGCTAATCGTATTAAAAATATTGAAGATAAACTTCAGTTTTTTCAAAGAACTGCTACACCTACTTATGATGTAGCTACTGGAACATTTCCTACTTTAGATTTTACAGATTTTAATGATCCTTTAGTTAATGCTCCTAATCCTGTAGTGGTAGGAACTTTGGGTGCAGGTAATGATGTTTTATATAGATTAGGAACAGTATTTTATAGAGACTATGATCTTGGTCAATATACACAGCCTAATGAGTTACGACAATTAATATTATCTCCTTTAACTCAACCTACAGAAAAATTTCCATTATATACTTATGAGAATAATGTTTTAAGAATATATCCAAACAGCATACAAAGTGGTATAACTTTTACTTATTTAGCTAAACCACAAGATATAATATGGGGTTTTACTACTGGTCCACAAGGACAATATCTGTATGATCAACAATCATCAGTACAGTTTGGTTTAGATCAAAGTGAACAAGATGAATTAATATTAAGAATATTATCATATGCAGGAGTTATAATTCAAGATCCTACTATAATACAAGCAGCAACACAACAAGTTGCAGTACAAGATAACAACGAAAAACAATAAGATATGCCAATGCCAAATGGTGGTTTAATCACCGAAACTAATGCACAATATTACGCTGGAGCGCAGGGTTTTTCAACAACTGCTCCACAGCAGAACTTTACATTTACATTTGATACTCCATTAAATTTAGGTGATCCAGATCCAGCTACTGTAGATTATGCTTTAAATAACTTTAAACTGTATGCTAGTTCTGATGGTATTACATATTTAGAAGTTGACGCGGTTAACTGGCCAGCACAATTTCCCTACACACTAGATGTTCAACCAAATGGTAACAGTGTAATTAGTTTAGCAGGAAATTTACCAGCTAATCACGTATTAGTATGTCAGTTAAAAACTATTGATGGTGGTAGTTTTGGAGCTAGAGACGCATATGGTATGACTACAGAAGAAAATTATGGTAGTTATTCCTATGTTACATTACAAGATATAGTTAATAATTTTATTGTAGGTTATGTAGGAGAACAAAAACTTATACCTAATGTCAGAAGAAGTGATATAATATTTCATGCTAAACGTGGATTACAAGAGTTTAGTTATGATACTTTAAAGTCTGTTAAATCTCAAGAACTAACGGTACCACATACGTTAAATAATATATTACCTCAAGATTATGTAAACTATGTAAGAGTATCACGTATAGATAATTTAGGAGTAAAAAGAATTATATACCCAGCTAATAATTTAACTATATCACCTTATGAAAATCCTTTACAAGATAACTTAGGTCAACCAACTCAGGATAATTTTGAAGACAACTTAGAAGGAACTTCATTAACAGAAAGAAAATGGAAAACTGCTAACACAAACTTAGTTAATGGTTTGCCTAGTTTTGCTTTATATAATGAAGGTATGGATTGGGCAGGATATAACTGGGGTTATGGAGGATTCTGGTATTGGGGTTGGGGTGAACAATATGGTATGTCACCACAATACGCTCAATATAATGGTTGGTTTAACATGAATGAAAGAGAAGGTAAAATATCTTTTTCTAGTAATTTAATCGGAGCTCAAATAGTATTAGAATATATATCTGATGGTCTTGCTTATGATTTAGATAGTAGAGTACCTAAAATGGCAGAAGCTGCCTTATACGCATATATTTCACATGCTATAATTGCTAGTAGAATAAATCAACCAGAATATATAGTACAAAGATTAAAAAGAGAAGCAAGTGCTAAATTAAGAAACGCAAAAATTAGATTATCTAATATTAAATTAGATGAAATAGTACAAGTAATGCGTGGAAAAGCTAAATGGATAAAAAGATAATATGCCACAAGTAACTAATACGTTTATAAGGTCTAAAATGAATAAAGACCTTGATGCAAGATTGTTACCAAACGGTGAATATAGAGATGCTAAAAATTTACAACTTAGTAGATCAGAAGGCAATGAAGTAGGAGAGTTTGAGAATATACCAGGTAATATACAGTTAACAGGTTTAAAAACAGGTTTAGGTGCTAAGGTTATTGGTCAATTTACCGATGAAACCAATAACATACTATATGTATACAGTGCTGGATATACTGGCGAAGATAGATGTCCTAGAGATATTCAAGTATTTTCTGAACGAGCTACCCTAAATCCAGTAACAGGAACTGTTATTGAATTATATAATTCTGCGGGTCAGTTGTTAAACGCAGATAACTTAGGTTTAGAGGTAGGTATGACATTGTGGAGTGATAATGCCGGTTGGAATGGTGTACCTTCTACTCAACAACCATTTATTGCTCCTACTATTACACAAATAACAGGGGGTATAAATCCAAGTATAACAGTAAATGTACCTTTAACTTTTAGTGCTGGATCAGTAACAGGTGATACAATAAATATTGGTTGGGCTAATATGATTCATAGATATGATGTTACTAATGATATTTTAACGT